ATCGGCGCGAGAAGCGGTTCCATATTCACACTCAACGAATTAGGATCCGTTGAGGAGTGAAAGAACCGATTCGCCCTAATAGTAGATTCCGTGGTTTCTAGCACACTCTTCCTCCTTAACCAACGCCCGTTATCTCGCACAGTTTGTGCGATATACTTATGAGAATTCTCATAAGTGTCCCATAGGGACAACAGGTCATTAATAAAGGGGACCCAACCGAAGTTATGGTTAAGAAAGTTGTCTGCAACCGATGAAGGATGCATTACTATAGAGCTGTAACCACCACCAAAAGACCTCCAGGAATTATGGAGGAGATTGGCGGTAGTAGCCAGCATCGTCGGTAATTCGCGCAATTCAACAATGAACTGAGCGATTCCAGCTTTCGAAACGCGGGGACTGGTTTTATCCCAGGCCAGAGTGTGGTATGCTGACAGGTTCGTAAAGTCGGAGAGAGCAGACGTGGAGAAGTCGGTAGAATTACCGGTTCCCCAGTCATTTCCCGTGCAAAAGTCGCCTGTGTACTCACGATAGGACCCAGCTGGAAAAGCTGGATTACCCTTCGATGAGTATACACCGAATCCTTTACGTTCCCCTTGCGCTATGTGATACTCAATTTTCTTGAAAGGTCCCCCCTGAGAGTATGGTGGCCCTGGGTTTGTTCTGTCCCAGGTCCTCCGAAATCCAGAGGAGAGACTTGCGCTTCCAGTGTTCAAAATATTGAAACTGGACGTTAACTTGTTATTAACGAAAGTTTTATTCTTTGCCATAACAGTTACGCCAGGCACAACAGAACTACCTACAGAAATTCCAGGTAGCTGTTGTTGCCTGTACCTCGGTCCTGCTTTGTGAACGCGATAACCGCTTTTCGGATGACGATGTTTCCATCGAGCATTCCGACGCTTCTTCGCACGCACTGGGAGCTCTTTCCACCGTGTCCCATTCCTGGTGACACGATAGAGATGACCATCCAATGTTACGTACTGAGTTTGCCGCCAGAAATCTCTTTCTAGTTTAGCAAACGGGTTTGTAACATCCAGGTGACGAGAGCGCAATTTCAGAGTATCAAGTAAGTCAGGCACACAAGTTTACCTCCATCAGAAAAAAAG